ACCCGTTGTCAGTGAAAGCATGCAGGAGTCAGACGTTGTTATTGTCGTTGATGATAGCAAGGTAGGATGGGCAAAAGCATACAGAGAGTTAATTGCTTTACTCTATTCAGGAATGATACCATCGTGGGATGTATCCAAGATACGACCTGCAGGTGCTAGACTCAAGGTTATGGGGGGTAGAGCATCAGGACCTGATCCGTTGGTTGATCTGTTCAAGTTTACTGTACGTAAGTTTGAAGAAGCAAAAGGTCGTAGGTTATTTCCAATAGAGTGTCACGATATTATGTGTAAGGTTGGAGAAGTTGTAGTGGTGGGTGGAGTAAGAAGATCTGCACTTATCAGTCTATCTAATTTGAACGATGATCAGATGAGACATGCAAAAGCAGGAGAGTGGTGGAACGCAAATGGACAAAGATCACTTGCAAATAATTCTGTTGCTTACAAAGGCAAGCCTGCTATGGAAACTTACATGAGAGAATGGTTAGCTTTGTACGAGTCAAAGTCTGGAGAACGTGGTATGTTCAATAGGCAGGCTGCAGACAAACAAGTATCAAAGAATGGTAGAAGAGAAACTGGACATATGTGGGGTACAAATCCTTGTTCAGAGATTATCTTGAGACCATATCAGTTCTGTAATCTTTCAGAAGTTGTTGTGAGAGAGACTGATGATCTAGCTACCTTACGAAGCAAAGTAAGAGTTGCAACCATGATAGGTACATTTCAATCTACTTTAACTGATCTGAAGTATATACGTAAGATTTGGAAAAAGAATACAGAAGATGAAAGATTGTTAGGAGTTTCCTTGACTGGGATTATGGATCATCATATACTATCTAAGACAGTTGATTCAAAGATTTGGTTACAAGAGATGAAACAGATGGCAATAGATACAAATAGAGAATATGCTGAAGCGATTGGCATACCACAATCTACTGCTATTACTTGTGTTAAGCCAAGTGGCACAGTATCACAATTGGTAGATGCTGCGTCAGGCATACACGCTAGACACAATGATTTCTATATAAGAACTGTACGTGGGGACAACAAAGATCCCTTAACAGAGTTTATGAAAATGGAAGGCGTACCTAATGAGCCAGATGTTATGAAGCCAGATAGCGTAACTGTCTTTTCATTTCCAATGAAATCACCAAGTGGTGCAATCACCAGAACAGAAATGGGTGCAATAGAACAACTAGAGTTATGGAAGTTATATGCAACCTACTGGTGTGAACACAAACCATCCGTTACGATTACTGTAAAAGAAGAAGAATGGATGGAAGTTGGTGCGTGGGTGTACGATAATTTTGATATCTCCTCTGGGGTTTCCTTTCTTCCCCATAGTGATCACACCTACAAACAAGCTCCTTATCAAGATATAGATGCAAGAGAGTATAACGATTGGAACAGTAAAGTTCCATCCACGTTAGACTGGTCTAAGTTTTCTGATTTTGAGAAGGAAGATAATACAACGGGATCACGAGAATTAGCATGCACTGCAGATGCCTGCGAAGTTGTGGACTTAGGTGCATCGTGATTGTTGAGATACCGATTAGTAGCGATTACATGAGCCGTGCGAAGGAAAAGGCTTCTTCTGTAGGCATACTGCAGGGAAGTATTACGGGTGGCATGAGCAACGTGGTAGGTGCGATAGGCGAGGTAATCGTTGCTGATAGTATGAAGGCGAAAGAAATAAGTACATACGATTACGATCTTGTTAAGGATGGAGTGCGTATAGATGTTAAAACTAAACGTTGCAACACTAGACCTCAACCAAACTATGACTGTTCTGTAGCGTTGCATGGAACAAAACAAGATTGTGATATGTATGTATTTGTTCGCATACTCTGTGATATGAGTAAAGCTTGGATTTTGGGTAGTATATCTAAGGAAGACTTTTACAAGAAAGCTACCCTATATAGAAAAGGGGACATCGATAAAGACAATGGTTTTGTGTTCAAAGCTGATTGTTACAATCTAAGAATAAATGAATTGAGTCCTATCCATGAAACAGTTTAAAAGTAAAGTAAAAGCGAAATTGTTTTCGTTAGAAGCCTATCTGAATAAGGATGGCAACGTAGAGATGAACTACGAAGCAGTGAAGCCAGAGGATCTAGAAAGAGAGCTTAACACTGGGTTGCCCATGTATGATGGTACAAGCCAAGTTGCAGCACTGCTTAGATTTATGAGGAAGATGGGAGACGAGATAATGGATGGTTCAAGGAACTATATTTAAGTTTTGCTTTTACCCTTTTTATCTTTAAGAGCTTGTCTCATAGATTCTTTTTTATCACCATCTTTATCAAAATCTAGATAGTCTGGCTTTGCACCAGTTTTACCCCCTGCACTTTTCTTTTCAAACTTTTTTATAGAACCACCTAAATTATAACCCATACCAAATCTTTTCTCTTGGGTCATCATACCCATCGGATCTTTCTTTGGTGCTGTCATGGTAGTTTGCTGTCTGTTCTTTTCAGCAAGTCCACCCATCATCATAGGTTTACGTGGTACTGCCATACCCCCAACGTACATTTTTGTTGGGCGTTGTCCATTATTGTACTGCTTCATTAGGTTTCTCCTCTTCTAACTTTTCTAATGTTTGTTTTTTTCTATCTCCACCTATCATTTTTTGATACTTTGCGTTTTCTATTGGATCTTGTGGAGAAAATGTAGAAGCTATTGCATTACTTTGTGCTAAGTTAGTTGCAATGTGTGATTTTAATAAAACTGCAAGATTTTTTATATCGTCAGGTGCTGGATTATTTGTTATAAGTATTTTGTTTAAAGCTTCAGCAACTGGCTTACTTGTTATAGCAAGTTCTAATACTTCAACATCGTGATTCATACTAACTCTAACACCTAATTCTGCAGCCACATAGGTTGGACTAACCATATCTCGTGCTAAGTTAAATGCTCTACTTATAAGTTCATTAGGTGATACTCTTCTTATTACACCCTCTGGCACATACTTTTTTGCTAAAGATGTTCCGTTAGAAAATTCAAAAAACAAGGATAAATCTTTTAAAAAATCAACATGCTCTGTATCTAAATACTCTTCCATTATGCTTGTTATGTTTTCATCAAACATATCGTTACTAAATTGAGCAGTGTCACCCATGACAGTAGCGTTTTTCTCAGTGCCAGTGGTAACATCTTGAAATGTTATTCTTTCAGATCTTTGCATCTTTGCACGTTTTAATAAACCTTTTGCAATGACGGATTTCATGCCTGTAATAAATTCTTTTTCTGCAACTTCTTCAGATACTCTACCCTGAGTGTCTTTTGCTGTCCTTGCTCTTATGTATTGTTGTTTGACACCCTCTAGTGAACCCACAGTTCCGTTTGCAATATACTGATCAAAAAATTGATCTACGTTTTTTATTGAAGCAATTTGTTTTATATCTTCATTAAATTTTTCTTGTTGCTTTAATTCAAAATCAGCCCTTTCACGTAATTGACCTGTTGTTCCATTAACGTCTTTTACAAGAGTTTCGTATTCTTTTGCTACTGTGTTGTCTAATTTTATGAGTTCAGATACATCTTGTTCTATTGTAAACATTTCTGTAGGATCAAATAAAGCTCTTTCTTCAAACTTTTGTCCATCCCAAACTTTAACTTTTATGTGATCTGTGACTGTTTCTATATTTTCTTTTTTTGCAAAGTTGTACTGCCCTGCAGGAAGTTTACCAAAACCTTCAGCACGCAGTTTTATATTCTCTAAAGTCTTTTCTTTTAAAGCTCCCCAGTGTTCATATACATTAGCTTCAATAAGGTTAGAAACTAGCTCATATTTTTTTTTACCATCATCAGTTGTTAAATCAAAAGCTATTTGACCGTTTACATTATCCCCCCAAAATCTTTGTATCTCTTGTGTTTTTTTGTTAAGATCATCTAACGCAAATGGTTTATTCGCTATTATATGTTCTATATTTACTCCAATATCTCTGTGAAAAGTATCAGGTGTCTGTCCTTGCTTATAAGGGTATGCAAAACCATCTTCAGTTTTTGTAACAAATGCAGGACCTACTCTTGAGTTGTCCATCATTTCTCCAACACCACCTTTTCTTTTGGTATCAAATACTCTATCTTGGTAAGTAGATCTTCCCTCTTGTATAAGATCAAACATAACTTTATCTTTACGTAGTATATCCTCTACTGAATTTGCGAAATCACTTGCTTGATTAGCTACCTTTTCATCTCCTGATTCAGAAACTCTATTGAAGTGTCGTCTAACTTCTTCAAGTTCAAAAGGTGTTGCTTTAAATGGTTGTAGTGTAGATCCTTCTTTATTAGATAAATGTAACATTATGTCAACAAAATCTGCGTTGTCTCCTATATAATCTTCACCAGATCCCTTGTTTCTGTGGTAAGCTACGAGTTCAGCAAATTCTACATCATCTAATTCTAAATCTTCTCTCATAGATCTTTTAGCCATATCGTTAAAAGCATTTCTTGCTAATCTTCCTGATCTACCATAAAAGAATTTACCTTCTGCAGAAAAGAATTTAGCTAAATCTTTCGGTCTAAGAGCTTCTCCTTTACTGACCATCTTTTGAACTAAAGAACCTATATCGTATTTTATATTATTGTCGGCCGCATACTTTTCTGCTTTTTGATAGCCTATTCTACCATCTGCGTATTGCTTAGATATCTGTGTATCATACACCTCTTCAACTATCCTGCCTAATTTCTGTCTGTACAGTGAAGTCCCTCTTAATTTCTTCACCTCTTTTAATCTTTCATTAAGACCTGTGTAAACTTTTATACTTAACTCTTTAAGTTTTTTTCTACGTAAATTTAAATCATTTATATCACCCTTATTTAATCTTATTTCTAAGTCAATAAGAGTGTCCATTTCTTTTGTAGTCATGTCTTGTTCATAATTTCCAAAACTTCTTACATACTTATCTAATAATCCTTGATAAGCTATTCTATCTTGATTTAATCTATCTTGTAATTGATTGTCTGCATTTTTAAAATTTTGAACAAAGTCTTTTACAAATTTGTTATCTTGAATTCCTGCACCTTGTTGGTTTAACAATTCTTCTAATCTTTTAAATGCAACGCCTGCAGCCATTCTACCGTTTTCTGCTTCTATTTGAAAACTCATGGCTTCAGTTAAATCAGGATTTCTAGCATTGATTTTACCTGTAGCTCTATTTCTTAATGCAATTATAGGAGCTATACCTGATATGTATGCAAAACTTAAATTAAATGCTTTTTCAGCTTCCTTACGTAATTCAGGGTTACCTTCAAATCTATTTAATATTCTTTCTCTTAAATCTTGATACTCTCTTATGTTGTCAAATATTTTTTCTCTATCTGCAGGGTCGAGATCTAGTATAGCTTTTTGCATGTATGTCATGCTCTCTTTTTCAGATGGGGACAACTTTCTTTTAAGTTGTTTCTCTATATTTTCTAATCTTCTATCTAGAAAAAATCCTTTTGGTATCATAGGTAACTTTTCTAAAATTTTTCCTGAAAATCCAACGGCATCTTTACCCATGCCATACAACGCTTTAGGACTACCTAAAAGAAGTGCGTTGCCAAGATTACCTGCAGCTCTTAAAGGTGCAGATGTTAATATGAGTTTTGGCATGTTAAACGCCATACCAAATGCACCTATCATTTCTCCTGTCCCACTAGACAACCCAAAAAAATCTGCGTTTTGATGACCTGCAGTTTGTGCAAGTGTTATCAATAATTCATCTTTTTGTGTTTGAAAAAGAAATCTGTTGTTCATGTTAAACAAAGCTTTACCTGATCCAAAAAGAACTCTAGTTCGTTGGGTTTGTAAATTTTCTAACTCACCATCTATTTGTTTTTTTACAGCCGATGTCGCATTTATTCTTTGTTTTTCAAGTCTATCTATTTGTTTATCTATACTAACTATTCTAGTGGCATGCTTCTGATTAAATTCAGCGGCTCCTATTGCACCTCTGTTTTTAAATCTTTGTCCTATACTCGCAGTAATTCTACGTAAAGTTTTACTTGCAATATTTTTTTTATCTTGTATTTCTAGATATCTTATAATTTGAACATCATCCCACTCTTTAAAAAGTGGATTTTTATTTCTAGCTTCAGTTGCTCTTTTTATTTGTGCTGTTCCTTTATCAACTGCTCTCTTACCCAAACCAGTTGTTATTGTCATATTCTCTAAACCAAACAACAAAAACTTTTCTGACACTGGTAACTCTTTAAATCCTATATCAAGAAGCTCATTACCCATGTCATCTGATATAAGACGTATTTCAGATCTTTTTCCTGATACTGGATCTTTTATAGTGTATTGTTCGTTGTATCTTCTTTCACCTTCTTCTTTACCATGTTTTTTAATTAAATCTTCTTTAATTTTTTCTTTGACCCTAGTGTCAATTAATGATCCGTATGTGACTCCTTTGATACCTATATCGTTTTCAATAAAAGTTTTATAAGAATTAAATTCTTTACTTATTTGTGGTAATCGTTTTTTAAAATTTGTAATAGGATTACCATCTTCGTTGGGATCCCAAATTGAACTAATACTATCACTTGCAGCACCTATTAAGTGTCTGCCTATATTTAAAAGAAAAGGAGCTTGTAAACCTAAAGTTCCTGCTTGTGTTA